AGGCTATCTACAGCACATTTTTCAATATTTTCGCTATTAAATAATGATTGCCACATTGTAGGGTTCTTTGAACGTTTTTCCATATGCTGAATATCACTATCATTCTGCATAAATGTAGAAACTTGGCTCGTCATTTCAGATATATCTTTGCCTAGTGCTATGCCTTGTTTAAGATAATCAACACACTTAGTTGCACCTGCTAATAATAATCCTATGCTTGCAGGGTCTATAACTCACTCCCTTAGTCTGTAGGTTTATCTGGGAATTTGAAATTTTTATCATTCATGCTTTTGAATGTTTTAGTAATATCTCTTAAATCTTGTCTATACTTTTTCCAAGCATCTGACATTGTAACATCTGATAAAGCAAGATAATCTGTTTCAGCTAAAAGAATATTCCTATTTATTCTTAAATCTTCTAATTCTTCATTTGGTAAATTTTTTAAATCAACTTCTATTTGATTTAATTCCTCTTTTGTAAGTTCAACTTTTTTACCATTTAACATTTTAAATTTTGTCATAATTTTTCTCTATGTTGGTGAAACAAGTGCATATAGTTTAGCATCATGTGATTCAAAGCCATTACCATCACTTGCAAAAATACTAACACCTCTTATAGCTTGTTGACCAGTTGGACTTAGATGACCAGAATGAAAACCATGATTTCCATTACCACTTGTGTTTACATGAGTGTAACCACCTAAAACTGAGGGTGCTCTTTTATTTGTTGAATCAGCAACATAATTTCTATTTTGAACAAAAAGGTAACCACTATGACCCTCATAATTTGCTGAACCAACACCACCTGCTATATGAAGTAAAGTATTTCCATTGTTGTTTACAGTAGCTCCCTCTGAATCATGATAATATTGATAAGCATTTGAACTGCTTATAGCTGTTCCACTTGAGTCTAAAAATCTAAACCTAATTCCTGCACCATCAGTTACTGGTTTAACAAAATATGTAACATAAAAAGTATCGTATGATGTGCTTAAATTATCAAAATCTACTGATGTAACTGTGCTTGTACTTACTGTTTTTGATATTGGAAGAAAGCCACCTACACCACTAACTGTTCCAGTAAATGCAAATGTATCTGCTAGATTTATTCCTTCTGCTTGTGTCTTTGTTAATGGCATAATCTACCCACCTATCAATGCTGTAATTTCATCATCTGTTAAACCTAATGATTTTAATTTTCGTTTGCCTTTGTCTTTATCAGTTAAATTTTTTTCGGCTGTTTCTAACTCAGTTTTCTTTGCTTTTATTTGTGACCAAGTAACACCAAATTTTGACTCATCATCAGTTAATATTGCTCTACCATATTCATCTGTTCCAGTTACTTTTTTAAAACTTTTTTTGAATTGTGCTTCACTTGTTGGCTCTCCGTCTAAAACATATTCACCAAGATTTAAATTTTCTAAAACTTCTGCAACTTTCATATTATAAAACTCCTACTGCAATTTCTATTAATGTTAAACTAGCTACACAAGTATTAATACAAACATATGAATTACTAGCTGAAAGTGCTTTATGACGTATTGTGTATGTAACTTGACTCGTGGTATTTGGAGCATCTAAAACAGAACCAGAAACATTTCCGGGGATATTATTATTCACATACCCAAAACCATAAGTGCTATTAACAGTATTAAGTGCTAAATCTGTTGAATCTCTATACAAAGTTGCTGTTGCTACACCACTAGAACCATAAAGAGGAACACTAAATATTGCTAATATTTTACTGGTTGCTAAAGTTGGTGAAATATTTAATGTAACATTAGAAGCAACATATGAACTTGAACTTGTGGAATGCTCTACATCATAATTAAAATGTTTAACTTGTAAAACACCACCTGCACTTCCGAAAGCTAATTGACCAACAGCAGTTGTTCCAGAACCAGTAATACTAGCAACTGTTAAGGCTGTACCTGCTGTCACATTACCAGTTGGAAACTTCAGTGTATAAGATTGATTAGCTGAATGTGCAGGACTTTGTAATTTAATACCATGACTATTCTGCTCACAATTTAACTGAATAGCACCTGCTGTAGTTCCATCACCCTTGATCTGCAAGCCTGCATTTGAAGAAGTAGTTGTAAAATTAGTTTTTGCATTTGTAACTGTACTATCGCTTGGTGTTCCAATATCCAATACATTACCTAATACCATTATAAAATCTATTGTATCTGCTGAAGATAATGTGCCACTAGATGGCAAAAATGTTATTGTTGAACCAGAAATACTAAAAGCAGTATTTGGGGCTTGTATAACACCATTTAAGCTAACAATCATATGATTAGCTGACTCTGGCGTAAATGCTACACCACCATTTAATAAATTATAAGTATTTTGACTTGCAGTTGATATTGCATCTAGTTTTACAAAGTTTCCTACTTGTGGTGATTTACCTATATATGCCATAATTAATCCGTTGGTTTAGTTGGAAATTTAAAGTCTTTGTCGTTCATACTCTTAAAAGTCTTTGTTATATCTCTTAGTTCTTGCCTATATGCTTTCATTTTATCTGTCATAGTAACATCAGTATTTGCATAAAAATCTGTTTCAGCTAATAATAGAGTTCTTTGATTTCTTAATTCTGCTAAATCTCTATCAGCTTGACCATCTTCCCATGCTTTTTCTTCAATATCTCTTGCAGTTTCTTCTGATGTTGTGAATTGTATTACTTTTCCATCTTTTAATCTATATCTTGCCATTAGTTTAAACCATATAATTTATAATACATATGAGTAATACTTCCATTAGCAGGAGCAAATCTAATTTCTGAAACTCTTGCTTTTGCCACTGATTCAGTCATATGAGAGCCACCAGTAATCCAAGTGGAAGAAGCACCATAGCCCTTACTTGTTAAAGCACTCATAGTACTACTAATATCTGTTCTTCCAAAGCCATTTAAAAATATATCTGACCCATAATGTTGATTATTTGACGCACTATCGTGAGATAATATTAAATAAGACCCACCACTATTTACATTTTGTCTAGCAACAGCACTGTTATCTATTAATTGCCCTTGATAGGTATAATCAGAAGTTTTGAAAGAGGTTTCTCCATCTATTTTAATTCTTAAAGTATACAATGTTGCTGAAGAATAATTTCCTAATGACATTGTTTTTAAATAGTAACTATCATAACCAGTTGGCAAAGTAATATCAACTTCACTTACAGTTGAAGTTGAGTTGGATGTTGCTAATAAAACCATATCAGAAGCACCAGTAATAGTGCCAGTAAAAGCATAGTTTGCACTTAAATCTAATTTTGTATTTCCTACTGCATCATCTGCAATCTTTGCTGTTGATATAATACCATCTGTAATATCTGATGATGTTAAAGGAACTGTTGCAGGTTGTACTCCTATAAAACCCATATTACACCTATGTAATTTCTAATATACTCAATGTAGCATCAATTTTTCCTGCTACACTACAATCAATTTTAATAATATCTGTTGCTTGCACAACGACTTTACCACCAGTTAGAAGCTCTAATGTTGAGCCAACTGGTATTGAAACATCTTTTGCTAATAAAACTGTTTCATTAGTTTCAGTATCAGATGTATCCGACACTAGCTGAACATCTACTGTAACTGCTGTTGTATGTATATTACAAAGCAATAATCCAATAACCACTGTAGTTGTTGCACTTGGAACTGTATACAATGTAAGTGGAGTTCCTGCACTTGCAGGCATAGCCCCATTTGTTTTTACTTTAAATGTATTTGCCATATATTCTCCCTATCCTAAAGCTATAGCCAAAGGCAAAGCATTTGGGTCTGTTTCTGATATTGTTCCAGTAACTGACATTGTTGATGTTACTGCATTACTGCTAATATTAATCTGAAATAATTCAACATTATCAGAACCATCATTTATCTTAACTTTTAATACCCCACTTGTTCCATTATCAACCCAAATTGTTCCAGTAGCTACGCTACTTGGGGCTGAACTTCCTATATGAGAAGTGTTTAAAGCTGTTAAAATATTATTGAGTTCAGTTCTAAAACTGCTAAATCCTTGATTCGCTAAACTTACATCTGAAACTTGTGCCATAATTTTTTATACCTCTTTTTTATGTACTTTGCAATCCAAAACCTTTTGCTATGTAATCAAAAGTTCTATCAACTGCTGAACCACTGGAGTTAGTAAAAGCAATAGTAAACCCATTTACTGTTTTTGAAGATATTGTAAATACATCTCCAGTTGCCATATTTTGTGCCGAAATACCTATAGCAGGAACAGCATAAAAAGGGTTTGTGTAAGTTATTGTTTTACTCCCACTAGAGGTTTGCAAATCATTTTCTGCGAAAGTTCTTTCTTCCATATTTAATTTTATATCTATTTGCTTCACATTACTAGATGTTTGACTATCATCATTTGTTAACTTTAATCGAAACTTAGCAAATTTAAATTTGAAAGTAGCCGATTGACTTATATCACCAAAGGTCGTGCAATCTGCTAAAGATGTTGTAGATGTTGCAATTTGCACTCTATGAAAAGCGTGTATTTGTTCAGTGCCATCAAAAGGTGCTTTAGCTGAATCAAAAAATAATGCACCCCTGCCACTATCAAATAAATCATATGGGTTTTCTGCATCAAGAGTAATTGTTGGCTCAACATTACCATCATATATTTGTGGCAAAGATAAACTATTTATAAAATTATAAAATCCTTTTGAATCTCTATTTGAGTTATTGAAGTTTGGATTTGATGTTGTGTCTGTACCACCTAATTCAAAATCACCAGTTGGGCTGTCAAAATTACCGACTGTATCATCAAAATCAGTTACAGTATCTAAAGTTAAAACTGTATCTCCAGACGCATCAATTTTTACAGCTAGTGGAAAAGTTGTGTCCATTTGATCTAATGCTGTAAATGTATTAGGTATTTCTGAAAAAGATGATATTCGTTGATATTATTGTAGCTTCTGCTGATGTATTTCCATTTTTATCAACTGCTTTTATCAAGTATGAACCAACCCTTGCAGGAACTATAGCATTATCACATTTTCTTCTAGGGCATCTTACTAAGTTTGTGGAATTTAGCCAGTTTGCACCAGTTGTAACATTTTGATACCTTATTTCATAAAAAGATATATCTAAATCACTATTTGCAGAGGGTGGTGTCCATGTAAGTTTTAAATGGTTTTGACCATGCAGTTCTACTGCAAAATCTTCTACATTACTTGGTGCATCAACCCCACCTACTATTGTTCTTGTAGTTGAAATAAATGTGCTTTTAGAACCAATAGTATTAACAGCCCTCACTCTGACTTGATAAGTTGCACCATCAATAACATTAAGATGTTGATATTCAAGTATTTTTCCAACTGCTATTTCTCTAAATGAATCTGTTACTGCGTTTCCACTAGGGTCTAAAGTTTGTTTTATTTGTACCTCGTAATTATCAACAAATTGATCTGGAGAAGCCCCAATAGTAATTAATAATCTAGTAATAACAATTCCATCTGCATACTCTACTAATTCATCATCTAAGGTAATGCTTGCAGGTGGCTGAACACTGAATGGGTTAGGTAGCGTTGTATCTGGTATTGTTGGTACTTCTTGCTGAGTGCCAAAGGTATAAAAACTATCTTGATGTTCTGAGCATTGTAAATTTACTGTATGATCTGCATTTATTGTCATTCCCTGCACTCTAAAAGGTTTTGCAGAAAAACTTGGTGTTGCATGAGTAACATTAACAATATCCCCAATAGCTAAATCAAGGGCTGTAGCGTCTGCTCTGAGGGATATATCTAAACTTGACCTAGAACGCCTTAAAATGATTTCTGCCATCTCTTGGGCTTGATATGGGCTTGTAAACATAGAAAAGTCAAATCTACCCTCTAGCAATAGTCCACCATCTGCTGTCTGCATATTAGCAAATTGATCTGCACTTGCTAAACCAGTTTCATCTACTGGTGGAAATTGTGCTGTATCTGATTGAAAATTTTTATCTGGGTTTATAAAACTAACGACAACCCTATTATATCTTGAGTTTTTATTTTTGCTTTGAACTGTAATACCACCAATAATGTTATCTTCTGTAAGGGTTATAGAAGCACTACCAGTACTTTCAACCAAAATATTATATTTACCACCAGTAAAATTTAAATAGGCTCTAGCACCCCTTACAAAGTCTTTTACATTGTCTATGGCTTTTTTTGAAGTATCTACAACTGTATGACTATCCATCAAATCAATCTGACTAGCACCAGAAAAAGGGGTTATATTAGTATCACATACATCACCTGCAACCTGCCAATCAGCAAAATTACTATCGAAATAGCTGTTTACAATACCCATTCCAAATCTATCGTTTCTTAAATAATCTAATAATTGATAAATAGGATTATCAGAGTAAGCCCATGTTGAACTGGTATCTTTTCTATGTGAGCCACTACCACCAGTAACAGTGCTATCTAAGTTTGGATTATAAACTTTTTTGCCTTGCACAATGGCTTGAACTGTTGGCAAAGAGCCAAATTTATCAGCGTTCCATGTAAATCTAATAGCTAAATAACATAAACCCCTAAGTCTATGATTTGAAGTCCATGAACTTAATGTTGAAAGTAAAGTAGACGCTGATTGCGAATCACTTCCAAAATGAGGTTCTACAGTTATTAAACTTTCGCTATCAAAAAAATTGGCATCACTACTTGCAACTGTAACTTGAGTGTTATCTGCTAAATCGCCAGTAAATGTAACTTGATTATCGTTTACAAATATTGATGTAATATCATTGATTTCACCCTCACTTAAAACTAATGCCATATATAAATATTGATTATCAGTTCCAGATGTTTCTAAAAAAACGACATTACCACCAACTTTCCTTGTGCCATAAACCACTGGTATAAAACTATTAGCACTAAATTTATTGACTAATACACCTCTTGCATTTTGATCGGCTTGTATTTGTGAAAAATCTGGTATATCTACTTCTGGGGTTAGCCAACCTACTACATCTTCAACAACATCAACAACAATATCAACAACATCAGTTACAATATCAACAATGCTATCTACAATGTCGGTAATAAAACCACACATTACATCATTCTCCAGTTACTGCCTAAATTTTCAAAACCTAATCTTTTGAAAACAGCATCAATTTTTAAGCCAGTTGTAATAGCTAAAAATATAGGTAATCCATCAGAAACTTTTTTTACACTATCAATCATTGTTTTTAATAATTTATAACTTCTAAAATTTTTCTTAATATAAATAACATGAATGTTCATTACTTGCTCTTTACTAAACCATAATTCAGATTTGTAAAATATACACAAACCAACTAATTTATTTTTGTCTAAATTTTTTAAAAGTATAATTTTCCCTTTTTGTAACATTGCATTTATAAATGTTAAAAGTTTTGGTTTATCTACATCTGGTAAATTTAAATCAGATAAATCTTCATCTTTAAATTCTACAAGCAAATCATAAATGTTTTCTACGTCTTTTTTCTCTGCTTGGTATAAATGAACACTTGTCATACTCTACCCCATTTAATATCCCTAACAGTAAGTGCAGAGAACTCCATGCCTTTATCCCCAGAGAAAAATCTTTGTTGAGAATTGTCGGTTGTTGATCTACCACTGGTTTTACTAAAATTACCCCAATGAGATGTAACTGTTAAATTTATATTGGCTGTAGTTGTATTGTCGCTAATTTTATACTCATCTATCGTTCCATAAAACAACAAAAATGGGTCTGAAATTACTGCTAAATTATTGTCTAAAAAACCTCTATAAATAAATACATCATCATTAATAATGTTTTCATTCAATGCAATAGAAATATAAGTTTGGTCTACGCCAGACAAACTAACAGCTAAAGAGTTTTTGGTAGGTTTATTTGTTTCGCTTACTCCAGTAATACCTTTAAAATGTCCATTTGCTAAATAAGTTCTTGATGAACCAGATACACTTGAGGTTATGTCAAAACTTGCATTAGTTAAATATACTGGCGTTCCAAAACCAAGTTCTACTAATAAAATTGGCTCAATATTACCAGTTGCTAGTTCGGTTTTAACTGCACTTGTTAACCCTCTAGCCATTACAAACTTTCTATAACATCAAACTGGTAATTGTATAATAATTCTCCATCTTTATGAGTATTGCTTGAGTTAAACTCTTGGACATCACTTGTTAAATGCACTGTAAATGGCACACTATCAAAGGTAACTGCACTATCATCAGCTAATGCTTCCCTCAATGGTGGTTCTATTGTTACTGTTGCAGAATTACTTGATGACGTTACATCTTCGACAACCATATAAACTTTACTATGTGCAAATTTAATTAAATCACCTGCTTTTAATCTACCTGCCCCATCACCTGCAAAACCATCTATTGCAATAGTGGTATCGCTTGCAGAGTGTACCCCATTGACTAACAAAGTGCCAGTTTCATTACCTTGAGCGTTCATATAACTCGGTAATGTAATCGTAAAGTTTTCTTTTCTTGACCTTTGCTTAATTATAAAAGCCATTATTGGGGCAAACTCTGATCGTTTCATAGGAGGATATGAAACTGTAAAACTAAACCTTTGCCCTTGTACCTGCCGTCTAAAAGATTTACCACTATCGGTTTCAGAAAATAATGTCTTTTGATTATTCTTAAAATTTAAAGCATTAAATCTAACATTTGGTAAAGCACCACTCATATTATTGCCATTCTACCTTTTTCATTTACAGCTTGATTTATCATATTAACGATAACCCCTCTGCTATTAACTAATAACTCATTAAACCCTCTGGCATCAACTGTATTGATATTAAAATTCACTGTTACTGGTTGCCCCATGCCTAGCTTATCATTTGGCACTATAGTTCCTGCTTGATCTGGAACAAATAACTCAGCACCTTTTTCACCAACTATACTTGGTCTACCTACTGGGGGTCTACCACCCTCTGCAAATCCTTTTATTTTGTTAATAAGTGAGTTACCGAAAGCTAAAGCACCACCAACAGCCACAATATTTAATGGGAATGGTATACTTGCAAATGTTTTCATTGCTCCCTCAAACAAACTAATCATTGATTTTTTTATAGCGTCAGCTTTAAATAAAGCCATAGACTTTGCAAACGCCATTTTTACTGCTTCGCCTATAAGCATTTCAATAAAACTTCTAACAACAAAATCTTTTAAATTTGAAAAATTAAGTTTCCCAGTAATAACAAAATCTGTAAGTGTTTGTTTTAATTTACCAAAACTTTGTTTTCCTATGTCCTCAATCTGTTTGAAGCCAGACTTTTGACCATTAACAGCTTCCATAAAACCCTTTGAAAAAGATTCATATGCTTTTGTTAACATTCCAACTTCTTCAGTTTGACCTCTTAATTTAACATTTATTTCTTCTAATGGTACTTGAAAAACTGCATCTCTCACTTGCTCAAGCATATGTGTCAAAACTGCATATTCTTGTGAATTTTCTGCTACTTTGCTTCTCATACTTTCAAGTTGTGTAATAAAAAAATCAACCTCTGAACCGACAAAACTTCTAAATGCTTCATCACTTTTATTTGAAAAAGTTTGAAGTTCTGCAATTATGACTTCCATTTCTGCTTTAAAATCCTCTAAAGATTTAGGTTTCTCAAACATTTTAAAAAATTTATCTGTTAGACCAGTTAATTCAGCTATAGTAATCCCTAAACCAAGCAAAGCACCTATTACTGTAGTTTTAGATATTTTTGACATTGTTATCATAGCTAAACCAACTTTTCTTACAGCTAAAGCCAAGCCTAAAAAACCTTTTGCTATTTTAAATGCCACTACACCCATTGCTAACGCTTTAATGGTTTCAAAATTATCATGTAAAAATTTCACTGCATTGCTTGTAAAAATTACAGCGTCTGATAATCCTTTTCCTATAGCTTTTGCCACTTTTTGTATAACATCTTCATTATCAGCTAACGCTTTATCTAAAGTGCCAAATTCTTTTTTTAATCCTACAAAAAAGGCTTCTGCTACAGTTTTTTGAAAAGCGAAAAATTTATCGCCAATCATTGAGAGTGTACCCTCTAATGTATTAGCTAAATCATCAGTAGCATTTGCAAATTCTCCATCTTTTCCAAAAACCCTAAATAACGCTTCTCTGGTTTGCTCTACAGATACTTTTGCACCTGCACTAAATCCTAATAAAGATTTAACGCCTTTTTCTCTAAATATATCTGCACTTGAAATACCTGCTGATAATGACCTTTGGATTTGTTCTGCTGTTGTCCTAAAATCTAGCCCAGTTACTGACGCTACATTTCCAGTAATTTCTAAGACTTTTGAAAGTTCATTTGCATCTTTACTTACAACAGCTAAAACCCCTGCACCCTGCTGTATTTGTTCCAACGAAAATGGTACTCTTGACGCAAACTTTGACATTACATCAAAAGCCTTTGCACCCTCTTCAACGCTTCCAAATAAAAATTTTAGTCTGATTTGTAGAGATTCTACTTGTTTACCAACATCAATGAATGATTTAACAACTAACCCTGCTCCCAAGCCAATAAAAGCA